CATCGCATCCCCTCCAATTCGACGATAACACCATGATTCTTATAACAGATTCCCATGGCGACATCACCAAAATGCCGTCTTATCCGGGGAATAGGGGCTCAAAGACCTCACCGAGCCGGTTTGGACAGACGCGGACGCCGAGTTCACCTCAGGACCAGAAGATCCAGCGGATCCGGGAGGCCGGTCGGCGCGGTCTTAGGCCGCCGCCGCGGTTGTCGGTTCCCGACTGGGCCGATCGGTTCCGGGTGAAGGCGCGGGGCGCCGGCAGCACATCCGGGCGTTGGCGGACATCCGACGTCGAGATTGCGCGCGGACCGATGCTGGCACCGACCGAACCTGGGGTCCGCGAGATCTCTGTGATGGCGTGCACCCAGCTGATGAAGACCAGCGTGATCGAAAACACGTTCGGTCAGAAGGCGCACATCGACCCATGCCCAATGATGATTGTGCAGCCCAAAGAGTCCTCCGCGCTCAAATTCTCCAAGGAACGCATCGCGCCGATGATCGAAGCGACGCCGGCCCTGCAGGCGGTGATGCGCGGACGTCGTGTGAAGGCCGACAACACTAAGGGAAAGAAGTCCAGGTCGGCGGACGACACGCTCGACTTCAAGCAGTTCGTCGGCGGCTTCCTGGCGATCGAGGGTGCCGGCAGTGAGGACAATCTGGCGCGGCGGCCGGTGCGGGTCCTGCTGTTCGACGAAATCGACAAGTACCCGGATCTGGCCCAGGGCGACGCCATCACACTCGGCGAAGCGCGCCTCGCCACCTATGTCGATGGCCTCTCGATCCGCGTGTGCTCGCCGACCCAGGAGGACGACAGCCGGATCGCTATCCTCAACGCCAAGGGTGATCAGCGCCGGGCGTCGGCACAGTGTCCCCATTGCGGGCACCGGCAGTTCCTGGACTTCTTCAAGCACGTCCACTGGGACCGGAACGAGGAGACCGGGGAGCACTTTCCCGAGACGGCTGAACTCCGGTGCGAGGCCTGTAGCGCTTTGTGGTCGGAGGCGGACCGGCTCGCCGCTTTGCGGCAGACGCGGTGGCACCAGACGCGGCCGTTCAAATGTGGCAAGTGCGGAACGCAGCACAGCCCGCTCGACGATTACGCCCTGGCGTGGGCCGACCCCGAGGAAACAGATCCCATCGGGCGGATCTGGGATTGGTGGGCCAGCGATATGTTCGCGGTCTACCGGGCCAAGTGCCGGACCTGCGGAAAGTGGTCCGTCTCGAACCGCCACGCGTCGTTCCAGGCCAGCAAGATGTTCTCGCCCTGGCCCGCGGACCGGCCGGTGGAACTGGCCATCAAGTTCGTCGACGCCGGCAACAACGAGGAGATGCGCCAGGCGTTCTGGCAGAACGAGCTGGGCCTGCCGTACCGGCCGCGCATCGGCAAGGACGTCAAGCCGGACGTTCTGATGGAACGCCTTGAGGTGTGGCCGGGCGATGTCCCGCCGCAGGTGGCGTTCCTCACCGCGGGTGTCGACGTTCAGCCGGACCGGCTCGAGATCGAGATCGTCGGCTGGGGGCTGAAAGAGGAAAGCTGGCAGATCGCCTATGAGGTGCTGGAGGGCGATGCCGACCGGCCCGAGGTGTGGGATCGCCTGGATCAGCTGCTGCAACGCGAATGGCTGCGCGCCGACGGATACCGCTTCACCGTGATGGCCGCCTGCATCGACTCCGGCGGCGCCAACACCCAGGCGGTCTACAGCTTCTGCCGCACTCGGTGGGCCCGGCGCATCTACGCCATCAAGGGCATGTCGGAGGAGTCCACCGAGCGTTCCCCGGTCTGGCCGAGTGTGCGTCGGATGAGCCGCAAGAAGGCCGACTTCAAGCCGGTGATGATCGGCACCAACGCGGCGAAGGACCGGATCTCCAATTGCCTCGCGATCGAGGCCCCCGGGCCCGGCTACATGCACTTCCCGGCCGGCCTGCAACCCAACTACTTCATCCAGCTGACAGCCGAACGGCTGAAGCCGGTGAAGACCCGGAACGGCCGAACCCGCCGCGCTTGGGTGCGCAAGCGTGACACCGCGAACGAGGCTCTGGACTGTCGGGTCTACGCCTACGCGGCCTACTGGGCGCTAGTCATCAGCCACGGCATCAGCGCCGAGCTCCTGGCCCAGCATGTCGGCGCGACTACCGAGGCGCTCGCAGTCATCAAGGCGGGAACACCCGAGGCGCAGCGCATCGAGGCAATGGCGCCACCGGAGCCCGACGCCGCACCCGCCACATCTGCGGAAACGCGCCGCCGTCGGCGCCGGGTCGTCCAGAGCGCCTTTGTCACCGGCAGATAGGGGGTGTCCCATGGCGTGGACGCAGGAACGCTTGGATGAGCTTGAGAAGGCCATCCACAGCGGGGTGCTCAAGTTCAGGTACTCCGACGGGACCGAGGTTGAATACCGCTCGCTGGGTCAGATGCGCTCGCTGCGAGAGGAGGCGCGCGCAGAACTGGCGGGCAGCACGAAACGCCGGCGGGTTACGATCCTTTCCGGCAGCTCGGGTCTTCGCTGATGCAGCCGGTCAAGACAGCCCGGTTGCGGGCCCGTGTGAAGGGCTCCGGGCGTCCCGGTGTGATCATCGGTGGTGGTGTGGTCACGCCGGCCCCGGCCCATGCCATCAGGGCTTCGCTCAGCTACGACGCGGCCTCAACCAAGCGTCGGGCTAACGCCTGGGGTGGTCACAATGGCGGCCCGAACGTGGTGTTGGGTAACGCCGAGACGCTGCGCGCCCGGGTGCGGGACGGGATCCGCAACATCGGGGTGCTGGACGCCTCGGCAGCCGTGATCGAAGCGAACACCGTGGGGACCGGAATCCGGCCGCAATTCGCCACGCCAGACGAGGGGCTGAACAAAGACCTGGCCGCGCTTTGGCAGGCCTGGGTCGCCGAGGCGGACCCCGCGGGCCAGATGAACTTCTACGGCATGCAGGCGCTCGCGGTCCGGGAGACCGTCGAGGCGGGCGAGGTGTTTGGGCGGCTCCGGGTCCGCCGGCGCGGTGACGGTCTGGCGGTGCCGCTGCAGGTCCAGCTGCTCGAGGCGGAGCACTGCCCTGTGTCGAAGAACGAAGCCTATGGCGGCAACACCATCGTCGGTGGGATCGAGCGCACGCCGTTCGGGGCGACGGCCGCGTACTGGATGTACGCGACCCATCCGCACGACACGGTGACCTCAGGCTTCCGGGATGGCCGACCGCAGCGGGTGCCGGCCGATCAGATGTTCCACATGATGGAGATGCGCCGGGCCGGCCAAGTCCGCGGGGAGCCGTGGCTGGTCAGGGCGCTGATCCTGGCCCTGGAGACCAACGGCTATCTGGATGCCGAGGCCGTTCGCAAGCGGGTAGCGGCGCTGACCGTGGGCGTGCGCAAGCGCCCGCATCCCGATCACATCGACCCGGAGCTGTTCAAGAGGCTCTACGGCAACGACAGCGTTGAGGATGACGAGGTTCACGCCTCCCTAGCGCCTGGCGCGATCCTCGAGCTGGAGGCCGGGGAGGACATGAGCTTCAACTCGCCGGCGGATGTCGGCGGGAACTTCGAGGCCTATCTGAAGGCCATGAACCGCGCCATCGCGGCGAGTTCGTCGGTGCTCTACGAGCAGATCACCGGTGACTACTCCAATCTGAACGACCGGACGCTGCGCGCGGCCGCCAATGAGTTCCGCCGGCGCTGCATGATGCGCCAGCACCTCCTGGTGGCCTTCCAGATGTGCCGGCCGGTCCACGCGGCGTGGATCAACCTCGCTGTCCTGAGCGGCGCCATTCGCCCGCCGGCTGGTCTGAGCCGCGAAGCGCTGATGCAGGTCCGGTGGATGGCCCAGGGCTGGGACTACATCCACCCGCTTCAGGACATTCAGGCCCGGATCCTTGAGAACCGGGCCGGTCTGGCGAGCCGCAAGGGGACGGCGGCCAGGAAGGGCGACGACATCGAGGCGATCGACGCCGAGATCGCCGCCGACAACGCGCGCGCGGATCGGCTTGGCCATTCCTTCGACAGCGACGGCCGCCGCGCCCAGTCGGACCCCACCAAGATCATGAACTCAGAGACGGAGGGCACAGACGATGCCTGACAGTTGGTACCGCGTCTCCGCCGCTGCGGGAGAAGGGCGGGTCTACATCTACGACGACATCGGTCGCTACGGCGTCAGCGCCGCGCAGTTCCTCAAGGACCTCGGCGCGCTCGGCGACGTGGCGACCATCACCGTGCACATCGCCTCGAACGGCGGCGACGTCTATGCCGGCCTGGCTATCTACAACGCGCTCAAGGCCCACTCCGCGAGGATCGTCGCCCGGGTGGATGGCATGGCCGCGTCCATGGCCAGTTCGATCGCCATGGCCGGCGACACGATCGTCATGCCGGCCAATACCTTCATGATGATCCACAACCCCACGATGTTCGGCGGCGGCAACGCCGAGGAAATGCGGCAACTGGCGGATCACGCCGCCCAGGTCACCACCACACTTGCCGAGATCTATGCCGGGCGCAGCGGCAAGAACATCGACGAGGTCCGCGAGATCATGGCCGCAACCACGTTCTACACCGCACAGCAGGCGGTGCAGCACGGTTTCGCCGATGAGGTCGTCGGCGAGGTCGACCTCGCCGCCTCGGCAACCCCCGACACCCTGAAACACCTCAACGCGCCGCCGCATGTCGTGGCGGCGTTCTCGCGGCCGTCCGCCGCAACCACCACCGACAAGGAGGAAGCCAGCATGTCGGGAACCACGACGCCGGCGGAAGGCACGACCATGCCAAAGCCGGATCCGAACAGCATCGAGTCCGAACGCACCCGCGCGGCCGGCATCGCCGAGGTCTGCGCGGCGGCCGGCATGGCGGACCTGACCGCAGGCTTCATCGCCGAGAACAGGACGGTGGACGAGGTCAAAGCCGCGCTGGCGGACAAGACCGGCCTCCGCTCGGTCTGCGAGGCCGGTGCTCAGATGCTGGGCGGTGGGCTGACCGCCGCCGCGCTGGAGGCGGAGTTCACCACCCAGGGCGTGGGCGCCGACGCGGCGCGCACCGCCCTCTGGGACCGGCTCCACGAGCAGACCAAGGCGGCCGGCATCGTCTCGACCCTTCCGGCCGGTCCGGGTGGAACCGGGACCGGCGGTGGCAAGGCGGGGTCCACCTGGGGCCCGGTGGTCGAGAACCTCAAGAAGCAAGCTGGGTAAGGAGGACCTGACATGGCCGTTCTCAAGGAAACACTCCCCCACGCCGGTGGATTCCTCATCGAGGAGTTCAGCATGGAGCACTGCCGCGAGGCGGTGACGCTAGCCGCTGGGCAGGCGTACCGGACAGGTGCTGTTCTGGGCCAGAGAACCCTCGGCTCCGCCTCCGCGGTGGCCGGCGGATCCAACACCGGTGACGGCGCGATGGGCGCGGTCACCGTCGGCGCGGATGCCCAGGTTGGCGACTACGCGCTGACGATCACCGAGGCTGCGGCGAACGCAGGCGCCTTCCAGGTTGTCGACCCGGAGGGCGACGTGGTCGGTCTCGGCACCGTTGGGGCCGCGTTCAGCGGCGGAGGCCTCGCCTTCACGCTTGCGGACGGCGCCACCGACTTCGCCAAGGACGACAGCTGGACACCTCGAAGTACCGCTTGATTTTGGTTTTCGGCGGCTGGGGGCGCTTGGCTCGAGCGTTGGC